CATTTATAAAAATAAATTTCCTAAATATTATAAGTACTATAATATTATATTTGGGAGAGAAATGGCTCAGTCATTAAATTTAACAATTGATCAAGGTTCTGATTTTTTAGTAAATTTGACAGTTACAGATGAATCTGGTGTTGCTTATGATTTAACGCAATGGACTGCAAATTCTTCTTTTAGAAAACATCATACTTCCTCTACATATTATGATTTTACTACAGAAAATGTAGTTCCTGGGAATGGTAACTTAAACATATTAATGCCTGGTGTTAATTCAGCAAATATTCCTGCTGGAAGATATGTTTATGATGTTGTTCTAAAATCTACATCAAATACTGCGGTTAAACGAGTCTTGCAAGGAACAGTAAAAGTAGATCCAAAGGTATCTCGATAGTATGGCTCAAGTTAAGGTTCAAACGCCTGATAGAGTTCATGTAAAAGTTTCGGCCAATACTGTTCAATCTGCTTTTACAGTTGGTGATCCTGCCTTACGAACAATTGCGCCCTCTAGTTCTGAAACAATAGTAAATTTAGAAGGTAATACTAATGTAGCAGTAGCAGGTTCTTTAGCTAGTGTTTTAAATTATTTCAGAGGTTTAGATGTAGATTTTGGTGGAATAGGAACTGTTGCAAATAATGATGTAGTTATTGGTACTGCTTCTGTCAGAATAAATGGTAGAAGATCACCAAACTATGTTCATGTCACTGATACAAATGGTTACATAAAAATAGGTGATGCAATAATAACACAAACTGATGGAAAATTTTCATTAGGTGGAGACGCATTAATTAATCTATCTAATTTAGAAGATGTTCCTTCAATATCATCTGGTGATGCAGGTAAAGTATTAACTGTTAATTCTACAGAAGATGGTTATGAATATTCTACTGTTTCTGGTGGAGGTGGCGGAGGTGGTGCAACAACCTATACTGCCTTAACTGATACTCCAAGTTCTTTGGGTACGGCAGGACAAGTTGTATCAGTTAATTCTACTGGAACTGCATTAGAATTTTCAACTGTTGATATTCCAACAGTAGATAAAGCAACAATAGATGCTTTACTTATTGATGCGGATACTTTAGATGGAAAAGATTCAACAGATTTACAAAATTATAATAATCTAATAAACGCACCAACTATTCCTTCCACAACTGGTGAATTGACTAATGATTCAGGATTCATTACAATTTCAGATATACCAACATTATTAAGTGAATTAAATAATGATACCAACTTTGCTAATGTAAGTTATGTAGATACCAAAGTAGCAGATCTGGTAAATGGTGCACCAGAAACATTGGATACTCTACAAGAATTGTCAAACGCATTACTACATAATCCACAAACTGTTAATACAATTTTAGAACAATTAGGAACTAAAGCTAATACTGCAATGTTATCAGATCTTGCAACTAATCCTAGTTACTATAATTTGACAGATGCACCAGTTATTTCTACAGTAGGTTTAACTGGTGATTGGGAAGATATACTTTTTAAACCACAATTATACACTCAACTTGAAGTTGCTGAAAAAATAGCAAATACAGTTGTACAAGGTTATGTTAATGCTCTGGCGATTGATGCTGCAACTGTAGATGGTAGAGACGCAACTCAGTTTTTTGAAAGAAATAATCCACAATTTCCTTCATTGCTTGGTGAATTTTCTGATGTTGATACTAGTAGTAATTTAGCAAATGGAATGTCATTAATGTATAATTCTGCTAATGCTACATTTATTTTGGGCAATGCAGTAGCATCATCAAGATTGGGTGAATTATATAATGTTGATAGCGGAGTTGATGACATTAGTTCACCAGGTTATTTTATTAAATCAACTGGTATTGATGGAACTGCAGAATGGGTAGCAGATTTGTTAGAATTTGCTGATCTGTCTAATACACCAACAACATTAGCAGGTTATGGAATTACAGACGCATTTGATGGTGAATTTTCTTCTCTAACAAATACACCAACAACAATGTTGGGTTATGGAATTACAGATGCTTTTGATGGTGCATATTCATCTTTAGTTGGTGAACCAACTAAGTTAAGTCAATTTGAATATGATATACATTCTACTGTAAATTCATCTATTGCAAATACAGTTACAGTTGAATTTGTTCAATCATTAAATGCAAATGTTGCATTTTTAAATGGACAAAATGGTGATTACTATCTAGACTATACAAATTTTACAAATAAGCCAGTAGGATTGAGTGAATTTAATTATGATATACATTCTTTTGTAAATTCATCTATTGCGAACACAGTTACATCTGAATTTATCGCAACATTAAATGCCAATACTGCTTTAGCAAATAATTCTTCAAATCTTGATGGCCAAAGTGCATCTTATTATTTGGATTGGAATAATTTTACAAACAAACCAACTGCGGTAAGTGATTTTACAAATGATTTAAATTTTGCTACACAGACGTATGTAAATGATCAACTGTCTGGTTCAATAAATGCTTCATACTTAGGAACACAATTACCTTCATTTTACCTTGATTATACAAATTTTGTAAATACACCCCCTACATTGGAAAATAGTAATCTTAAAGATTTAGGAGATGTTTCTGATTCTACACCACAAACAGGACAAGTATTAAAATGGGATGGAAATCAATGGGGTCCAGGTGTTGATATTGCTAGTGGTGGTAGTGGTGGTGGAGGTGGTGGTTTTGCAAACACAGGGGATGCACAAACATTAGATGGTTTTGATGGTACATATTATTTGGATTGGAATAATATATTTGATAAACCAACTGCATTGAGTGAATTTACTAATGATTTAGATTTATCAAGTTTTCCTAATGACCAAAATTTTGCTAATACTTCTTATGTTAATAATACAATTTTAGATATTGTTACAAAATCATATATTGAAACGTTTAATGTCAATGCAGCATTCTTGGATGGTGAAACAAAAAGTTACTATCTTGATTATCTAAATTTTACAAATACACCAACAATTCCTACTGCGTTAAGTGAATTAAATAATGATACCAATTTTGCTAATACTACTTATGTTACAAATGCTGTCACAAGTGGTATAGAATCAAAAGCAAATACTACAATGTTAAGTGACTATGCGTTAACATCATATGTTGATACTAAAGTTGCTAATGTAGTTTCTAGTGTTGTTGATTCAGCTCCTGAGGCATTAGATACATTAAAGGAATTGTCTGATGCTTTGGGTGCTGATGCAAATTTTTCAACAACAATAACAACCCAGATAGGATTAAAAGCAAATACATCAATGTTGTCAAATGTGGCAACATCAGGTGACTATACAGATTTGTCAAACTTACCAGACTTAGATAACTTATCATCAATTCCTACTGCGTTAAGTCAGTTAGCAAATGATACTAACTTTGTAGATTCAACTTTTATTGAAAGTAAATTAGACAATAAAGCTAATACTGCGATGTTATCAACTGTCGCTACTTCTGGATCATATACAGATTTACTTTATACTCCATCTTTAGCAGAAAATATAAGTGATCTAACAGATGATGTCGGAATAGTAACAAGATCAAATATAAGTGATTATGGAATAGGAACTTTACATAATGTTGCAAATGGTGCAAATTCCACATCAACTGCGAATGCAATGGTTCTTCTTTACATTGCTAATAATTCATTAGAAACTGGTGGACTATGGACACCAGCTACTCTTGGCCAAATAAGTCAAGGTGTATTTCAAAGTTTCACGGGGCATCAATTATTAGGTTTAATTTCTACAGTAGGAACACCTGTTCCTGATTTTGATGCAGATAAGTTAGACAGTCAGCAAGGATCATATTATCTTGATTATCAAAATTTTACAAGTACTCCAACTAATCTTGACCAATTTGATAATGAACGACAAAGATTAACAGACCATGATGGCAATTTTTTTGTGTCAGAAAATGCTGGTGTAGATACTATTGTAACTGAAATTTCTGGTCCAGGGTTTTACACATTAGCAAATACAATTTCTGCTATAAATTCAACTGTTAATAAATCTTATATTGATTTATTAGAACCGACTGCAAGAACATTAAACATTTCAGAGAAAACATTAACAGAAGCGGGTGATAATATTGTTACTGAATTATCAGAACCAATTCTTACAGAAAATTCTGGCGGTAGAGATTCAACATATTTTCTAGATTATACTAATTTACAAAATACACCCAACACTCTTTCTGGTGTGGCAAACGTAGGACTAACAGGAAATCTTCATTCATTGAATGATTTTTCTGATGTATTGCCAACTGATGGACAAATTTTAAAATGGTCTGAGGCAAATAGTTCATGGTATGCAGCAGATGACAGTGGTGGCGGTGGTTCTGGACTTGGAAATTCAATAATTATTGGACTTCCAACTACTGATTATGGCGGTGATTTGTTACAAGATGGAGCAACAGTTGTTATGAAAGCAAATTCTACTGTAGCGGATGGATTTGATATTTTAAATGAAACAATTTTAAATATTAGAAATGAAACATATGTAAGACACGCACAATTTACAATGGCAGTAACTGGTGAAGAACCTGGACACTCTGGCCATTTACATTCTCCATTAACAGTTAATTTTACAGACACAGGTGATTATACTTTAGCAAGTCCAACACATCTATGGACTTTTAATACATCATCTGGTCCTCAAACAAGTAGTGAGGCAAATCCATCATTTACTTGGATTGAACAAGATGGTGGAGTGTTTGAAGTGGCCCATAAAGTTTATAGTGATGATGTAGAATATCCTGGAAGTGCGGGCAGTTTTTCAATACATACAGCAAACGTTACTGTTACTACCCCACTACCTATTCCAGATTTTGTTGCGGACGTAACTTCTTTTGATTTAGATGGTGGTGGGACAACAGTTACTTTTACAAATAATTCACAATCAGCTAATAGATTTTTATTTGATTTTGGAGATGGTACTGTCTGGCCAACAGGTGCAGTACCAGATGATCCTACTGGTTCAGGAGAAGGAAATTCCGCTTGGTTAGAATCTTCAGCACCAGTTTCACATTTATATACTGGAACAGTCGATCAACAATTTACAGTAAAATTATATGCGTGGCATACAAGTCATCAACATTATTTACCACATTCCACCCACGTTATTAATAAAACTAGAACCAATTATTTGAGTGGATATGTTGCTGTAGTACCAACATTTACTTTTACTACTTTAACAGGAAATAACCAAGCACCAGAAGATCAGCCTGATGGATCAAATATTGAAGGACATAAAGTTACATTTACAAATACTACTTCAGGTGTAGGTAATTTTGGCCAACAATTTACATGGAAATTTGATGATAGTGCTATTAATGCATCGTGGATACAATCGCCAGGTGGTTCAACAGGCGAGTCCTTAACTATTGATTCTCAATCTGGTTCTCCTGGTGATTATAATGTAGATGTTAGTAGATATTTTAAACGTCAAAATACAAGTGTTCATGCAGCAATTGTTTACAAGGTTAAATTACAATGTGTTACTGGACATTCACAGTCACCTTTTGAAACTACAGAACAAGAAGTTGAAGTTTATAAAGATCCAAGAGCATATTTTACTTTTGGAATGAAAAATAATCCTACAGGAGATAGTAGTTATGATGCAACACATATAGGATTTTTATTTACGGGTTATGATGGTTTAGATTATAACATTGTAACATTTAATGATACTTCTGAAAATGTAGATGCATGGTTTTGGGATTTTAATAATGCGGGATCATATGATCAAGTTACTCAAGGTCCACATGATTATCAATACACAACCGCAGGATCAAAATCTGTTAAGTTAGTATCAACAGGACCAACTTCAGAAAGTGTATCAGATGATACAGAAATTAAACCTGGTTCAATAACAATTAATCCCGCGCCTGCTGCTCCAGGAGGTATGTCTGGTAGTTTAAATATAACAAATGCAACAACTGGCATTTCACCAAAAATAGCAACAGGAGCAACAGATAATAGTGGTGGTTCAATGCCAGCGGCAGGTGAAACAGTAAAAAGAATTGTAGACACTGGTGATGTTATTTCATCAATTTCAGATTGGTTTAGAGCATGGCCTAGTAATACAGATTTGTCAGGTTCTGTAATGTCAATTATAAATGGTTCAGTTGATAGTACAATAACTTTAGCAGTTTCTGGCAACGCACAAACATCTGGTACTTTAGATATTACTCAAGAATCAGATGCTAATAGTCAATTAAATACTGCTTTATTTCCAACTAATTTTTTCAAAGTATTAAAAGCTAGAGTTAAAAAAGCAAGTAATCCTGTTGGTTATAATACTTTCGCATTAAGACATACTGATGCACTTGGTACATCAAATGTTACTGAAACAGGTTGGATGCAAGATGATTTTAATGATACACCAGTTATTAATTCCACATGGACAGTAACAGAAGTTACACCTGGAACATTGAGATATATGTCTGGAATACCATATTATAATTTAGGTGCACAAGTAAGAATAAGTCAAATGACAATAGAAAAAATTTGTGGACAAATGTATAGAGATACTTCATCTTTTGTGACAGTAGAAAATGCTACTGGTACAGCTATGAATAGTTCTGTAACATTTGATTATGCTGATACATTAGGACAAGCTATTCCAAATGTAAATTCTTTAACACCACAGAGCATATCACCAATTTCAGTTAACATTAATGGATCAGGAGAAGGGTTGGGAACAATAAAAGCAAGTTGTGTTAATATTAATGGGGATAGTCCAGAGGTTATTAATTCACAACAAATTAAATATTGGTTTACTTCTATTACTTTTGATGAAACAAATTTACCAAGTTCTCATTCAGCAGGAGCCACATTAAAAAGAGTTGAGTTGGGATTAAGTGGAGAAACACCTTCATTTACTCCAGCAAATTTTTCAACTACTTCTGCGTGGAATAAACAGACATCAACAATAATTGGAACAGATGAAGCGGTCACTTTACCAAATGGAGTTAATCATAACACTAGTGATTATAGTGGATTTTTACCTGCTGGCCCTGATTATTCTTCAGGAAGAAGTGGAACACAATATGTAACATTTGCTTTTAATAAGCAAGCAGTTAATAACTTTACAGTTACTATTTCTGGAACAGTTGCTTCAGCACATGCCGCATTCCCAGGAACAATTTTAGATTCTGCGTGTAGTGATAAAAATGGGTGGTGTGATATGGCAACTGGTTATGATGGTTTTGGTATTCCTGGAGCGGGAAGTAGTAGTCCTAGTCCAAATGGTGTAAATGGTTGTGCGGATTTGGATAATACAGGAGAACTGCCTCTAAATACTGCAATGACAAATAAATCAATTCGTTGTCTATTTGGTTCAGTCAATTCATCCGGATCTGGAAACAGAGGAAATTGTATGTTGTTGAGATTTGGTCTTTCCTCTGGTCAATCAATTACATCAATATCTGTTGATAATAGATCATACGCATAAAATTAATGAGTCAGACAATACTTAGAATTGTAGAATATTGCCAAATGGTAACATTATAAATAGATTAGATAATATTTTCATTCTGATAGGAGTTTTAAAAAATGGCAATTGATCAATCAGTACTTGTTAATAGACTTGATAAAAAAGTAAACTATGGTCTAGCAAGAACAGATTATTCTTCTATTAAGAGTGTTATTGCGGAATCAATAACTTCACCATTTCCAAATCCTGCTCATACTTTATGGATGGATAGTGATATGATTCCAGAAAATAGACCAAGTGTAAATTCTAATACTGTTGTTATTCATCAATACACTGAAAATGAGACTTATGGATATGGTAATGGAGAGGTAGGTGGTGTTTTAGAATTAACTCCTGATCCAACAGTTATTTCCAAAAGAGCTTGGTTATGTTGTGCAACTCCTGGAAATCCAGATAGTGATAGATTAGTTGATTGGTTGCGTGTTACTTTTGGAGCACAATACTTTCCAAAATTTTGTGTAGGTCCAAGAAGCTATACAACTAATTCTGATGGTTCTATTAATCCTGGTGCGGGATCTGGATTAGGATCTGGTAATCACGATTTGGGAGTTCGAGGTAGTTCTTCAGCAACATATAGAAATCTAAGTCCTGTAAAAAATGGTGAAGAATATTATTTTGATACAGAAGCAGGAGTTTTAGTTTTTGCTGGTGATGATCTACCAAATAATGTTGACAGTAGTAGTCATTCTGTTTATCTTTATCTTGCAGGAAGATATGTCGGACCAAAAGGATTTAAAAGTGCAAATTGGAATGAGATTGTTACTATAGATTATAGTCAATTAAATATTCCTACTACTCCATACCTATCATATATTGGTGAAGAAAATGATCCAGTTCATAATAATGGTGGAACTAACGTAAGTAGTTTATTATTTGATGTTGATAGTGGATTTGCTTTAGATCATTACTCTGCAAATAATACTGTTAGAGTTAGAATGGAGAGCACATTTAAAACGTGGAGAATATTTGAGGGATTAAAATCACCAATTAGTTCTAATATTGTAGCACAAGCAGTTGATACTATTTCTCTTTATGGTGGAACAGGAATGTCTTTGACTGCAAATACTGTAACAGGTTCTAAAGCATTAACAATTAATCAAGATCCAAATTACCTTACACCTTTTGCCAATACTTCAAGATATTCAGATACATTATCTACTAATGAATATCTAATTTTAACTGATGCTTCTAATAATAATATTGTTATGGAACAATCACAGTTTCTTACGGAAGCTGGTGATACTTTAACTGATCAAGATAGTACACCAAACGCATTGGTTTTTGAAGATTCTGAAATGAAAATTCAAATGGATGATCAAACTGGTGCATATTATTTGGACTATGAAAATTTTATTAATAAACCAAATTCATTAAGTTATTTTGTAAATGATTCAGGTTATGCAACAAAAGCAGAAGTACATAACCACACAACTTTAACAATCAATAAACAAGTAAATAAAGCATTTGCTAATGCGTTATCAATTGATTATCATTCTTTATCATCTACACCACAAAATTTAAGTGATTTTACTAATGATTTAGATTTATCAAGTTTTCCTAATACCGCACATTTTGCGAATACTAATTATGTAAATACTGCAATCGAACTCAATGTATCAAATACTTTTATTGAAGCTCTTACAGTTGACTATGGAAGTTTATCAAACTCTCCAACTGCATTAAGTCAATTTGAATATGATATACACTCTAATGTAAGTTTATCTATTGCAAATACAGTTTCAAATACTTTTATTGAAGCTCTTTCAGTTGACTATGGAAGTTTATCAAACGTTCCAACCGCATTAAGTGAGTTTGCTAATGATGTAAATTTTGCGGATACTGAATTTGTTCGTAAAAAAGCTATAACATTTAGTTTGGTGTTCTGACATGGGAATGGCAGCATACAACGTACCAGGAACATATCAAGCAGTGGATACAAATTATTTTTATGTTCCAGCAGGTAAAACATACGCAATAACCACTGCTTTTTTTTCTAATAGACACGCAACAGTAGATTGTGCTTTGAGTGTTTGGGTAACAGATGAATCTCCTTCCACAATTTATAACAATGGTCAACCGAATGATAAATATTTGTATATAAAAGAATTGCAGATTCCCGCAACTGATACATATATTAATGATACACAAAGAATGATATTGGATGCAGGTTGGGGATTTTACTGGATTGCAGATACAACTAATAGAGTTAATGCTATAATAAGTTATATGGAGATTTAATGGCGGCGTTTCTTAAAGCTTCAGCTGATGCCGGATTAAGTGTACAAGCACTTGCCGCAGGTGAAGATAGTGAAGTTCAATTTAATCAAGCAGACAATTTAGGCGCTGCATCTAATTTTAGATATTTAAGATTAACAGCAAAATTAATTTTAGGTACTACTGAATCTCCAGGTTACTTTAATGTAGCAACAGTTAATGCTTCAACAATAAAAACAAATACAATTCAAAAATCTGACGCTGGTGATGGTTATCTAACAGCAAATATTGGTACTGCTAATGTTTCAACTTTGTTTGTAACATCTGTATTTGAAACCCCAGAAGCAAATATTACAGTAGCAAATGTAGGAACAATCTATAATACCAGTAGAATTGAAACCCCAGAAGCAAATATTGCAACAGCTAATGTAATTACCCTTTATGCTACATCAAAAATTGATACACCTGAAGCAAATATTGCAACTGCTTATATAACAACCAAAGGTGAAATAAATGAAGCAAACATAACAGTTGCTAATGTTTCAACACTTTATGTTACAGGCCCTACTAATTTTGAAGATTCATTATATGTTGGACAAAATATTGAAATTACTGGTAATTTAACAGTATTTGGTAATACCACAACTATTGAATCGACAACAATTTCAGTTGATGATAAAAATTTAGAATTAGCATCAGTTGCAACTCCTACTGACACTACTGCAGATGGTGCAGGAATTACAATCAAAGGTGCGACAGATAAAACAATTCTTTATACAGATAGTACAAAATCTTTTGATCTAAATCAACAATTAAATGTTAATGCAGATGGTGCAACAGAAATAAGAATTGATGGTACTAGATTAGCAAATTCAACAAATATTAATGTTGATAGTATTAATCTTGAGATTGCTAATGTTACAACTATTAATGTAGTTACCGCTTATGTAACAGGAACATTGGACGTTCCTAAAATTGATGTAGAAGAAGCTAATGCAACAGTAGCAAATATAGCAACTGCATACATCACAACTAATGCAGTAATTGAAAAGGAAGATGTAAATGAATCAAATGTTGCTGTAGCAAATATAGCAACTGCATACATCACAACTAATGCAGTAATTGAAAAAGAAGATGTTGCAGAAGCAAATTTAACAGTCGCTAATGTTGGTACTTTATTTGTATCTGGTGATGCAACAGTACATGGTGATATCACAATTGGTGGTGAAATTAATCTTGGTGATGCTGATACAGATAGTTTAACAATTGCAGCAGATCTAACATCAGATATTATTCCAAACGCTACAGACACTTACGATCTTGGAACTGATGCGAAAAGATGGAAAGATATTTATCTTTCTGGTGCAGCACATGCATCATCAAAAATAACTACACCTGAAGCAAACATTACTGTTGCGAATGTAGCAACAATATATGTTACAGAATCAATGTCTGTTCCAAAGTTAGAAACAGATGAAGCAAATGTAACAGTATCAAATATAGCAACTGCATACATTACAACTAATGCAGTAATTGAAAAAGAAGATGTAAATGAGTCTAACGTATTAGTATCAAATACTGGAACTCTCTACGTTACAACTGCGGCAACTGTAGCAGATGCGACATTGACTACTGCTAAAGTTTCTGACTTAACTTCTGGTCGAGTAGTTTTATCTGGTACGGATGGTGAAATTGAAGATAGTGGAAATCTTACTTTTGATGGTACACGATTAACAGCAAATGAATTTACGACACCAGAAGCAAATATAACAATTGCTAATGTAGGAACATTATATGCAACCTCATTAGATGTACCTAAACTTGATACAGATGAAGCAAATGTACTTGTTGCTAATATTGGTACTTTATATGCAACCACTGAAGTTGTTACTGGAACAATAAAAGCAAGTGATGGTACTTCTGCAATAACCATAGCAGATACTACTGGAAGATCAACATTAACAGATGCGATATTGTCCACCGCTAAAGTATCAGATTTAACTTCTGGTCGAGTAGTTTTAGCAGGAACAGGCGGTCAAATTTCTGATCACGCAAGTTTAACTTTTGATGGAACTACATTTAATTCTGCAGAAAAAATAACTACAGCAGAAGCAAATATTACTGTAGCTAATATTAGTACTTTATATGCAACTACTGAAGTTGTTACTGGAACAATAAAGGCAACTGATGGAACAACAGTAATAAACATAGCAGATGATAGTACTGGAAAAGTAACATTATCAGGCGATTTACAAGTTGAAGGAACACAACCAGAATCAAATGTAACAGTAGCAAATATAACAACTGCTTATATCACAACTAATGCGGTAATTGAAAAGGTAGATTCACCTGAATCAAATATTACTATAGCAAACATAGCAACTGCTTATATTACAACTAATGCAGTAATTGAAAAAGAAGATGTAAATGAATCAAATGTTCTTGTAGCAAACATAGCAACCGCTTATATTACAACTAAAGGTGTAATAAATGAAGCAAACATAACAGTTGCTAATGTAGGAACATTATATGCAACTACTGAAATTGTTACTGGAACAATCAAATCAAGTGATGGAACACCAGTAATAAGCATAGCAGATGATAGTACTGGAACAGTAACATTTTCAGGTGATTTGCAAGTTGGTGGAACAACACCAGAAGCAAATATTACAACAGCTAATACTGAAACCCTCTACGTTACAACTGCAGCAACTATAGCGGACGCAACATTAAGTACTGTTAAAGTATCAGATTTAACTTCTGGTCGAGTAGTTCTAGCAGGAACAGATGGTGAACTTGAAGATCATGCAAGTTTAACTTTTGACGGTACAACACTTAATTCTGCAGCAAAAATTACCACACCTGAAGCAAACATTACAACTGTTAATGTTGAAACACTTTATACAACAACTAATGCGGTAATCAATAAAGAAGATGTTGCAGAAGCAAACATAACAGTTGCTAATGTACATACACTTTACGTGACAAATGAAGCAGTATTTCCTGGAATTGCTGGTGATGAAATGGATGTTTCAGAAGCAAATCTTACTGTAGCAAACATAGCAACCGCTTATATTACAACTAAAGGTGTAATAAATGAAGCGAATATTACAGTAGCAAATGTCACTACATTATATGCATCTGGTGCAACAATTGATGATATTACAACTAACAACGGAATGGTTGTTGGAGAAAACCTAACTGTATCTGGAAACTTAACAGTACAAGGAACTACTACAACAATTTCTTCAACTACAATTAATGTAGATGATAAAAATTTAGAATTAGGTGCGGTTGATACACCTACAGATACTACAGCAGATGGTGGTGGTATTACACTTAAAGGTGCGACAGATAAAACTTTTAATTGGGTTGATTCTACTGATTCTTGGACATCTTCGGAAAATTTAGATTTAGCATCTGGTAAAACAATTAAAATTAATGGAACAGATATCCTAAGTTCAACTACTTTAGGATCTGGTGTAACATCATCTTCTCTTACATCTTTAGGAACAATTGCAAGTTTAAATGCAACTTATGCGAACTTAACAAAAGTTGATGCACCAGAAGCAAATCTAACAGTTGCTAATGTTGGCACATTATATGCTTCAACATTTGCTGTAGATGATCTTACAGCAGATGCGGTTACAGTCGGTTCTGGAACAACCCATATAAGATCAAGTGAAATAAACGTATCAACATTAAATGTTGTAACAATTCATACCACAACAGAAGGAACAATTGCAGGTCGCGATCAAAGAGGTGGTCATGCAATTATTTCTGGTGGTATAATACAAGCATCCGCACAACTTGCTGCAAATACTGTAGCTGGTGCAGGCCTTCCACATTTTAAAGTTACAGTAGGTAATAAAACACCAAAAAATCCTTATTATAATAAGGGTGGATCAAAATGTTATTACATTGATGGAATAGAACAACCAACTTTACAACTTGGTCCTGGTAAATATGTTTTTGATACTTCTGATCCTTCATTGGCGGCAGAAACACCTGGAGATGAAAGTACTAATCATCATCTGAAGTTTTATACTCATAATGATAAAACCAGAAGACTCTATAGTATGACAGAAGATGGTATGAATAGATCAATGTACACTGGTGATGATTGGAATGGACATACTTTTCATTGGCATGATGGACCTGTTGGTACAGCAAATTCTCATACACACTTAGAAATTGGTTATTGGACTTATGGAAATAATGAAACTCCTGCGGGATTAGCACAAATTTCATATCAATGTAATAACCATGATTTCATGGGATCGACTGTTCATATTGTTGGTTCCGCTAATGGTATTTTTTATAATAGAGCAGAATTAACTACAACTAATATTACTACCGCAAACATTGAGACATTATATGTAACAAGTAAACTTGGTGGTTCCTCTACTGGAATGGGTGAAGCTTCATGTGTACCAGAAGCAAATATTACTGTAGCTAATGTTGCAACACTTTATGTTACAGAAAAACTTGCGGCACAACAAGAAGCAAATATTTCTGTAGCAAACATTGTTACTCTTTATACAACTACTTCAACTACAGATGTTGCAATATCAAATATTTCAAATGTTGTAACAGTAAATGCAGCAACTGCATATGTTTCTTCACTCACATCTGATAGTTTAACTTCTGGTAGAGTTGTAACAGCTGGAACAGGCGGAGTATTACAAGATAGTGGTAATCTTACTTTTGATAGTACAAGATTAACAGTAAATGAATTTACGACACCAGAAGCAAATATTGAAGTTGCTAATGTTGGTACTGTTCATGTTACTTCTGGAATAAATATTCCCGAGGAAGGTATTACTCTAACACAATATGGTGGAGCTTTAAGTTCCTCAACTAATAAATTATGGGCTAATTCAACAGGAGCATTTTTTGGTACGATCAGACTTGATGGTGCATCTGTAGATGACGCAACCGCTTTGGCAATAGCATTAGGATAGAATTATGGCAAATACATTCAAAGTAAAAACATTAAATGCGGTAAAATCAGATGCTGCAGATACTTTATACAGTTGTGCGCAATCTACAACAGCAGTTTTGTTGGGCTTAACAGTCACAAATACAAATACGACATCAGCAATTACTTGTACTGCTACGTTAGAATCAGATACATCAGAAACTAAAACAGTTTCTTCTGCAGATGATACAACTGAAACAAATACAAATGTTACTCTTTTACCAGCAACAGAAATTCCAATAGCATCTTCTCTTGAATTTTTCTCTGGTCAAAAAGTAGTATTACAAGCAACAGATAAAATAAAAGTACAAACAAATCAAACAGGATTGTCAATGGATTGTACTTTAAGTTTAATGGAAATTACCTAATGAAATTTATAGGTTCTGAATTCAGCACAAATATTGGTCATTTCGCAATGCGTGCACCAGTAGCAAATACTACTGATGGTGCAAGTTTTGGGTTTTCATCTACTGGTGAACATATGATCAGAATTACTTCAACAGGAGTATTTTTAGCAAACGCTACTATTGCAGGAGATTTAACAGTACAAGGAACTACAAGTTCACAAGGAGAGTCAGAATCCTCTGATATTGTTTTGACACCTGGTTCAGCGCCTACTTCAACAACAAATAAATTATATAATTTAAGTTCAGGTGGATTAACTTTTTCAGGCGCAAAGGTAATAAGCACAACTGCAACACCTGGTGCAGCACAAATATATTTTGGTGATGATAATGGAGATTTAATAACATCATCAAATTGTCAATTTAATTTAACATCTACAAATGTATTAACAATTACGGGCGATATTAGTGCAACAGGTGACCTTATAACAGAAGCGTCCGATAGAAGACTAAAAGATGTTTCATGTGTTATAACAGATGGGTTGAGTAGAATTGAAAATATTAATCCAGTTGAATTTAAATGGAATGAAGAAGCACAAACAAAATATAATGCTGATGATAATTCTCATGTTGGTTTAATTGCACAAGAAGTTGAAGCAACGGTTCCAGAAATAATTAAACCATCTCCATGGAATGGACAATATAAGACATTACAATATGAAAAAATGGTTCCAATATTATTATCAGCAATTAAAGAATTGAATGAAAAGGTAGAAAAATTAGAACAACAATTGGAAAAACATAACCATGAATAGGCAAATAGAATATAGTCCAACTTTAAATGATAAATGTTTTCCATTAATTGAAGTTGATGAAAATGTAGTTACAGTAAAATTGTTTATGGATGTTTTTGATGGAGATGCAGTAGAGCATAAAGCAGGAGGATTACCACCACTAGGATATAATTATGCAAATAATGTATCTGGACATACTGTAATGACAAGACACAATCTTCATATTAATGAAGGTCAAACTTATGAAATTTTTAATGGTGATATTTGGGCGGATGACACAGAAAAACAAGGAAGATGGTTTAAATTTGTTGGTGGAGCTCAAATAAAAAGAAGTGAAGATAAAAAATATGTACAATTTAGAACAACAGTTTTTGATAGAAATATGGAAGATCCGTCTGAAGGATATGAAGTAGGAAGACCTGAAACTCCTGAATGGATAGATTGTTCTTTTTGGTCATTTGATTATTCTTTTTCTGGAATGAATTTCTTTTCGCCATATAATTTATTATTAGAAACAAAATCATCTCGTATGTCAGGTATGAGACATGAAGCAAGACAAAATTTTGTTTTTAAACCTGTACAAACACAACATATTGAAGGTAAAACATATTATTCTACTTCAGAATTTTCTAAAAGAATTGGTGGAATGTTTTTGTTTGATAAAGATGATGATTTTAGAAATGCTTCTTGGTTTGTTAAAACATATGGAACTCCAAATGATGTTGATGCTTCATATTATAAACCAGAAGGTGATATAGCAGATTCATTGTGGAGAAGAAATGATCAACTTTTAGTTAATTATCGGACACTTCCAAACCCTGCTATTCATTTACAAATGCCAGAGATAGTACAAAGAGATGCATTAGTAAAAGGAAAAATTTCATTAATAGATATAAGCGATCAATTGTTGATGGAAAATGGTGATATTTTTATTACTGATGGTGTTCAAGAATCAAATATAGATATAAATTGGCCAAGTGATTATATAGATTCAAACACAAAAGAAGCTGTAAATTCTTATGTTTACAATAAAGATGTTACAGTTTATATAAAAACAGATTCAGGATATATTTCTAAAAATAAAGTAAATTTAATTAATGGTAAGGGTGAATTTTATTTTAGAGCATTGGATTTACAAATAGATGATGAAGCAGAAATAAAAATAGGATTTAAAACTTTTAGTAATGTTTTAAGTCATAAAATAAAAGTAAATTCAGGGTCAATGGGGAGTCAGTAATGGCTTTTAAGGTAGGAACAACTACAATAGTAGATCACCCATTAGATGTCCATTTAATTGATTTTAAAGCAGTAATTCATGATAATTTTTCTACATATTCTGATGAGACGTGGAAATGTGAAGATAAAATTATAGCACAATTTAAATTTTGTAAATGTTCAAATGGGTTTGGTGTAGTTCATCCTAGTTATCCAAGTTGGGGATTTGATCAAAGTCCTAATAATTGTAATCGATTTAGTGGTGAAATGCCAACTCATATGAGTCATCATAGAAGTATGCCCCCAGAAACAAATTTTCATACTTATTGGTGTTGTATATCATGCACTTGTGCTTTAAATGAGGCATGTTCAGGTTGTATTTGTCATTGTTATAAATCTTGGGCAAGTACTACCGCAGATGGATTTATGTACTTTTTTGATTTATGTGAATCTTTTCAAAACATATGTCCAGGGTTTTGGAAGACCGGAGGATGGGGTAATTCTTATCAATTGGACGAATATGATTTAGATAAAAGTGGTTATTTTATTTGTGACAGATATTGTACTGCAAAAGGATTTGGTATAACACAAAACCCAGGGACATAACTATGGCATTTAAAGTTAATAACAAATATTTATATTCTACTGCGTTTGATGGTATTTCTGATAAAAGTTCACCAGTTATGCCGTTTGCAAAAACAGATGGTACATATCCTATAGTTAATAGTTCCGTTACTACTTGTTTAGCTCCACCACCAGCTTGTTCTCCTACTTCATCTCTTGGATCTGGAACCGCTAGAAGATTTATGTCTAATAGAGATGGTGATGT